CTATTTTCTCTTCGAATAGCTCTTCATATATGTCGCCCAGCTTGCGCATCTTGCCCCAGACTCGCTGGCCAACCTCAACTGTGCAGGTGTGCTCATAAGGCCAAGGGAAGCTCGTGACCTTGTCTAACCTCTCAAGCTCAAATTTCAAGATCTTTCTGTCGAAGCCAAGATTGTGGGCAAACATCCGCTTGGTTCCCAAAAAGAATTCATTCAGCTTTTCGAGGTGTGCGATGAATGGCTTTTCGTCTTTGAGCATGTCGTCGGTTATGCCTGTGATCTTGGTGATCTTTGGATCGAGCATGTGCTTGGGGTTGCAAAAAAATTCAAGGCGATCAACCTCAATTAGTTCTTCAGTAAGTTTGATCGCACCGAATTCAATAATCTTTGGCTGCATGTCAAGATCAGAACCTTCAGCCTTTGGCAAACCTGTGGTCTCTAGGTCAAATACTATTAGCATCTCATTCCTCGCTGTCAAGTGATTCAAGCATGAAAGCATAAACTCCAAGATCATGGACTGAGTCTTGGTGGTGGTTTGGCCAATTCTCCGAATATCTTGTCAGCTTTGAAACGATCATGTTGATAATCCCAAACCTATTCCATTCTTTCTCTGTTGACAAATTTACGCCATTTGGAAACAGAGACATCATCACTTTCCCATGCCTGTGGTAATTGTCACCGTAGGTTTTATTTCGCTCCTTAAAAGTTTTTAGAGCACCTTCCATGCAATCAACTGGTGTTTTAGACTTGCTCACCTTCGGCTCTCCCTTCTTCATATGCTGCATCGACGGACTCGTCGTGCTCGTTGGACTTCTTGAAAGCCTCCTCCAGAGACATCCGCATGGCAGGACTGAGGTCAAAAAGCCTTGCAACTTTTTGCCTGTCAAATTCAATGTCGTTGCCGATCAATCTAAGCTCCATCAAAAATTTCCCTCCTGAACCTGCAGGCAAGTTATGCCTTCATCCCTCCACATATCAACGCAGACTTTGCGGTCTTCCAGAGCAAACCAGATCTGCTCTTTCCAGTAGTGGATGTTGAACAATTCACGCTTCACAATATCGTCCCTGCGCTTGTCACCTGCTGGCCTCATCAACAGGTGGTCGAATGGGATGTCATTGCTGTTAAGCCAACTCATGGTCACATCTCTGAATGATTCGTCCCGAGCAGTCATGATTACAATCCAAGTCCACTTAGGCAGGTTGCGCACCAACTCAACAACAGCATCAATCGGCTCGTCATCCTTGCTGGCTGAATTGAATGCGTCATAATCTCCTGATTCATACAAATGGAATCTGTGGCGGCAATCAGCCAAAGTGCCATCAATGTCTACAATCACTGCACCGTCTCGAACCATTCTGGAGCCTCCTTGTTTTTCCAAGTTGCGAACCTTGCCTTGGCACCATTGTAATACTTTCGGTATGCCTCAACAGTGCAGTCTGACTTGTATTCATCAGGCATGCACTGAGGTGGTTCGCGCCATATCAAGCGATTGATCCACATTGGAGATATAGACAAGAATGGAGCCAGACCCATTGACTTGTGAGTCTTGCCGTATCGTCTGGTGTATTCCAAGCCAAGCTGAACATACAATCCGCAAGTCCACCAGTAGTGGGCAGAGCTCTCCCGCACCCAAACAGCTGATGGGTGGTTCTTATGGGTTGACTTATACAAGCCAAACTTGTCAGCCCAATAGTTGCCATCAAGCTCTCTGTGAGCTGTAGACAAAAGCTGGGCAGTCTCGAGGATCATCTTGACGCAATGTTTGTCGCAGTGCATCTCAGCAGCCCTAACAGGACTGTGATCTAAATAAAAAATATTCATGCCATTTCCTTTCTCAGCACGGTTATTATACTTCCCCTGCGCGAGGAAGTAAATCATCATTTCTCGAACAATCCTTTGAACGCTTTCTTGAAGCCATTGACTATTGATAGCTCGTCTTTTTCGAAGTCTTCTGGATCCTCGAAAGCAGCGTCATCAACAACGTAGTCGACTGGAATGGGTTTGTCGTCAGTCAGCTTGCAAGACTCGTGATAAAGAATGTAGGTTACTTGGTGGCGCTTGAGGTTATACTTCTCACCAAGCTCTCTGACAGTCATGTGCTTTTTGGCTTCCCGAACAGCAATTATCAAGTCATCTTCATATCTATTGCTCATGGCTTGGCCTCAAAATTCCCGAAAGTTCCATGCATAGCTTCTGGCATTTCATTGATTGAGTCAATTATTTCTTGAAGCTGGGAAATAATTTCCATAAAGCAATTGACCTGTATATCATTCATAGCAAATTCATGATCGTCAAATTTCAGCCTTTCTCTGAAAGAGGCCAAATGATCCTCAACACCTTTCGATTGTCTGAACAGCTTTTTGTTTCCAAGCATAACAACCTCCTCCCACAATTTGCAAACGACGGATGAAAGGTCTGCCAAAGCAACAACCAAACCTTCCTTCCCAGATTTAGAGCAGCTCCAGTCTTTTTTCATTGATGAATTTTCAAGAGACAACTCATAAACTATCTGGTCAATTCCGCGAACTGATATTTCATCAAAAACAGCGATCGAATTTTTGTTGTAATATTTTGTTGGCCTTGGTATGTCGCCTGTTACAGCTTCATCAATGTCGTGAACAATTGCTCTTTCAAGCGCAGCACCTCTGTTGAATTTCTCCGATATTGTCAAGGCATAGCTGTCAAGCTCTTCGCAAAGCACATAGGTAAAAAGACAAACGAAACCTGTGTGTTCCATTACGGACTCTGGCTTCAGTAAATGAAGCTGGGAGTACCGCTGAATTGAGGACAATCCTTGGGTCAGGCTGAATAATTTTATAACCTTCATCATTCAACATCCGGATTAAAGTTCTGGAAATTCTCAAGGATCTTTGCTCGACGACCAATGTGATCTTCCCAATCAACTCCTGACAACATTTGACGCTGTTGAGGTTTGTCCCAGGATCTAGCGCAAAGTCCAGAAAATGCTTTCAAGTCTTTTGTCCCGACAATATGTGCATCAACACTTTCTTTGAGCATTATGTTTAGGCCAAAATTCTCATTGGTGTAGGTTATTGAATAACGCTTTTGGTCATCAGCACTCATTTTACTTTTATATTTAAAGTGATCAGTCAGTGCTCGGAAATAACCCATTTCATAAACTGTACCAGTGTCCCGACCATCAACAATCGCGAACAGAACATTAGCATCAATCATGGCTGATACGTTACTGTCGTAAATTCTTTTCGACTCTTTGCTTCTGTCCTCCAAAGACAGGTGAGAAATTACACCACCACTTTTCCTTGGTGAAAAATAATCAAAGCCATATTTATCGAATTCATTTTCAATGGCCTCGATTGTTTCAATTTGCTTCGGATTAAAAAAAGGCCCAGCAAGATATATTTTCATTGTCATTTTACTTCCTCCAGTTTTGATATGTGTTTTTGCCAGAAGGCAGGTCGGTAGCTCGCTTCAATATTAACCATCTCCATATATTTTTGATCAATGGGCATGGAGTTTAAAGAGCTGTGTATTGGGCATGGTGCTCCTGGATCATCATCAGTGTGTCGTAATTCAGCATCCCGAGTGTAAGGGCAAAAGCCTTTGTTGCAGGGCAAGTCTTGTTCGCTGATCTCGATGTATTCTTGAGCTGCGACAATTATGCTTTTCCATATGCCATACTGAGCGATCCAACATTGACGTTTATTCACAACGGTTTTCCAAAATTCTACCTCGGCTGAAATTGAAATGCAAATTTTGTCACCAAGCGTTCTTGTCCAGCAGTCTTTGGCTTTGATTATTTCCATCAGGTTGTCTTTTATTGTGTAGTTTCGATGGCGAACAACTTGAGCTCTGAGGCCAATGGTCATGTTCAAACAAACAGTGGCAATTGGACCAACTTTGCCGCTCCACCTTTCGTGAGACTTGAGCATGGGGATGGGGTTCACATAAGAATAATTTCCGGCGTATTTTTTTATTTGAAATTTGCTTTCAAGTTCATCTCTGCCAATCTTAAAATAATCGTGAATGGTTGAGAGGTGCTCATAAAATTTATATATTTTAACAATGCCTCTCCAAGAGAGCCGAGTGGTAAATGATGTCATTGCGCAAATTGGCATATGAAGCCTATATTCATCCTGAATAATTCCAGCGTCAATGTCAGCATTGATTTTGTTTTTAAGCAAGACAACATCATCCATTATCTCGGAATATTTGAAATAGTCTGGCACAGTAAATTCAGATGGAGCATCAACTCTGGAGGTTCTCGCCCACATAACATGATCTCTGTAAGAGGCAAAAATCTCTCGCTCAAGTATGGTGCACTCAACACTCATAACAATTGATGGGATCTCATTTACTGGTGCATCAATTGAAAGGATTGTGTCGAGTGGGGTTGTGTCATCAGGTGAGCGGGAAAGCTCCCAAGCCAATCGTGACAGGTTTAAATCACCCGCAACTCTATCATCGGATAAAATTTCTATTTTCATTTTAAGTCCAACATTTTCCTGAGTTTTCTTTCAGCTCTCTTTGCTGCTGAATGAGTTGTTATTGCCTGTGGCAAATCTTGCTCGATAGGGAATATGCAAGAATCTAGGGCAACGAGCAGGAGGTTAATTTCCTGCTCGTTGAGCTTGGGGAGGAAGCAGTCTTTGCAGCTCATTTAACCTCTGCCCAACCTTTGGAGATATCCCACTTGAGGTCTTCAGCACGACCACCTTGCTTGATGTAAAGCTCGTATGGCATGTCAACACCATGGTTGAGGAGCAGGTTAAAGGAAGCATAACCACACACCTCCTTGGTGTTTTCACGACGAGGATTTTCAGTCACAAGAACATTGATGACTTTTCCAGTGAATGCACCGCGAGCCTTGGTTGGCTTGGCAGATGCGAACGCTGCTTTCGCGCCCACAACTGCATCTGCTAATTTAGCTTCTGCGGGAGTGATGCCGAGTGGTGTCATTCCTGGGAGTGCAGCAACCTGTGGGGTTGGCTTGGAGGTTACTTTGGTGCCATTGATGACCAGTGTTCTTCCAGTGTCGACGTGCAGATCAGCAATCGCAGCCATGTAACGACGAGCAGCAGTCTTGTTGTCAGCGAATTTCTTGACAGGCTTAGGGGAGACTTCGTTGAAAGCGTCCACAAGGATCTTGCCTGTGATGTTGCGGTCAGCCAGCAGCTCTTCAGCAGAGGTGAAGAGGATCGCGCCGTTGCCTTGCGACTGTGCAACTTTGCTGCTAACGTAGGCTTTGACGACGAGGCTCTTGATGTTCAGGGCGAAGGTAGTGTTCATGTCATTTCCTTTCTCAGTTGACTATCACAGTATGTCTTATTATTGTCGAAAAGGAAACCTTTTTCTTCAATAAAAATGAAAATAGTTTTTCTCATAATGTTTCCAATGGCTTACTCATAGCTGATAATGCATCAAATTGCGAGGTCGAACTATGAAAAGGTTCTCTTTGGCTCTGGTCAATGCCACATACCAAACTCTATTCTCTTCGTCGGTGTGTGAGTTCTCCCAGCTGAGACGCCCCATGTCGGTGGTCAATACCACATTGTCAGCCTCACCACCTTTGGACTGGTGGATTGTTGAGATTGATATTCTGGGCTTGTCTGAAAACTTCTCTCCATTGCGTAGGCAAGACCGCAAGTATTCCCTTTCATCTGGTGCGATGCCTTTCAGGATAGTCATCCAATCTAGGTTCTTAGCATCATCTGGTAGTCCCAGATCATTGAGGCCATAAGACTCTTTTTTAGGCAGCTCAACTGTGAAAGAGAAAAACTTGATAATGTTCTTTGCTTCATGCAAAGTCAGGTGCTTGCCAGACCGCAACCTTTGCCAACTCAAGATTGCCTTGGTTTCTTCGTTGTCTAAAGAGTGCTTGCCATTCAGCAGGTATGCATAGCCTTGTTGCCTTGCGGATTGCTTGAACCTGTTGAGCAGGTACTTGCTGCGACTGAGACACATCCACGTCCCATGCCCAGAGAAGTCAGCTTGTTGCTCGTCTGCCACCCACTCAACGGAACCTTGTTGTTGGCGTGGTGACCATGGTTTGTCGTACCTGCTCTTGATTCGACCGACAACCTCTAACGCAAGATTGTGCACAGACTTGGGGATGCGGTAGCTTTGGGGCAGCACTATCCGCTCTCCCTTCAAAGACAGGAATTTGGAAACATCTGCCCCTGCCCAACCAAAGAT